TGCACAGACTCAAAAAGCAGATTCGTTATTATATCATCGTTACTTGATGCAGGATTTACAAGAATTGGAATTGCATCTACCTTTATACATTGCGACACCGCAGAAAAAGGTAAATCACAACAAGTTATTTGGACATACTAATACAGTTGGTAGTACACTATGCCTAAAAAGAAATTCAAAGACACCGCAGTAGGTTCTTTCCTACTTCAAAAGATACCCAAAGTCGTAGGTGCAATAGCACAGGATACACCTGTAGGAAGCGTTATAGAAGCTATTATAGGAGGTTCTGATATGTCAGCAGAGGACAAAGACATAGCCTTAGAGAAACTACGCTTAGAACGTGCCGAAATGGATGGGGTAACACGTAGATGGGTTGCCGATAGCAGAAGCGGATGGTTAGCACAAAACGTAAGACCACTAACTTTAGTCTTTTTTTCTATTAGCTATGTGGTAGGGTGGTATATGGGGTATCCATTAGATTCTATTACTGGATTGCTTAGTGTGGTAATAGGTGGATATTTTGGTAGTAGAGGTGTAGAGAAAGTAATGGGTAATAAACTTCATCAGTAATGGCAAAACAAATAATAGGAAACTACGAAAAAAATCCTAAAAGAAAGCGTAAAGGCGTACACGCTAAAAGCAAAACAAGTAGCCTAAAATCCAGTAAAATTTACAGTAAGAAATATAGAGGACAGGGTAAATGATTATAATTATTTATAAACATCTATTTACTTTGTAAAAAAAAACGTTTACCTTTGGTGGGTAAGTGGGATATAATGTTAACCTATTTAATAAATACTATGGAAGATACTACTATTAGACAATTAGCGGAAAAGATTGCAAAAGACTTTGCATTATCAGTTAGAGAACGTACTGACTTACTTTTAGAGTTAGATGCTAACCAATATACAAACTTAGGTATTGACAGTACTAAAACTGAAAAAACTAAAGTAAAAGCTGATAGTAAGTATATTTACAAGAATATTAAGGGTATTGACGAAGTAACTGGTAAGATGTTGCTTAATCATATGGATGCTTAGGAAAACTATGCCAAAAACTGCTAAAAAACCAACACGAAGTAAATTAGTAAAGAAGTTAGATGTAGTGTTTAGTCAATATATAAGACTAAGTAGTGCAGATAGAAGGGGTATGTGTACTTGTGTTACTTGTGGAAAGCAGTACCATTGGAAAAACATACAGGCAGGACATTTTATGAGTAGAAAGCATTACTCTACAAGGTGGGATGAAGATAATGTATTTGCCCAGTGTGTAGGTTGTAATATGTTTAAGCAGGGAGAACAATATAAATATTCTATTTTTCTTGGTTCGGAACTGGCAAATGAGTTATATTTGAAAAGTAAAGAAACAGTTAAGTTTAGTAGTCAAGACTTGCAGGATATGATTGATGATTACCAAGCAAAACTAAAGACTTTCCAGTAATTTTTGTTTTTATTGTTTTATTAAGAAGGGTAGCTAAACGGTTGCCCTTTTTTTGTTTAAAATTTTTTTGTTATCTTAGCACTATGGAACAATTTACAAAAGCAGAAATCTACGGCAAGGTCTTAGAACTGCAAGAAGAAAACGAACAACTTAAAAAACAGTTAAACATTCAAAACGGTATCTACTATGGATAAAACACAACTTTACATTATTAAACAAAATGCCCTTACAAATGCAAATGTATTTTATGGGAAAGATGAAACTAAAACAGAAGAAAAGGTTTTAGCTACTGCACAACAGTTTGCAGATTGGGTTATAGGTGCAGAGGCTACTAATGCGGTAGCTGACTTACCTAAGACACCTGACAACGAAAAAAAGTGGTTAAATAAAAACACACCTGACTTTAACGAAATGATTAACTATATTAAACAAGGTGGTACTGTAAAACAAATAAGAAACAAGTACAAAGTATCAAAAGAAGTTGAATCAGAATTAAATAAATTATAAATGGATTTAAAAGGAACTATTAAATTAATAAGCGACCCTGTAACAGTAAGCGACAAGCTAACTAAACAACAGATGATTTTAACTATTGATGAGGACACTAAATACCCTCAAAATATACCAGTTGAATTTCTAAACAAAAGTGTAGATCAATTACAGAAATTTCAAACAGGACAAAAAGTATCTGTAGGTGTTAATTTAAGAGGCAATGAGTACAACGGAAAATACTATATGAATGTAGTAGGTTGGAAGATTGCACAAATACTAAATAACGAAGTTACTAACACACAACAAAACCCTGCAAGAGAGGGAGTAGATTTACCATTTTAATAATGAGGGGGGTAACACCCCCTTTTTTTTATGTTTAAAAAATTGAAACAAGGCGATAAGTTTCCAATGGATTTTTGGAATTACAATATAAATCCTATATTGGGATATGAATACAAACCTGAACCAAGAGATTCTAAAAAAGAAAAGTTAAAATATGGACTGGAAAACAACCAAATAAGATGATAGCACAAAGTAAAGCAATACAAGACAAAATACTGGACATAAAATACGGAAGGGTAAAGGAAGGGTTAAAGATAGGAGTGCCTGAAATAGACGAGTACATAAGGTATAAACAGGGTGGGTTTAATTTACTAATTGGACACGCAAATGTGGGAAAGACTACCGTGATATGTTATCTATTAACCTTGTGGGCAATAAAGCACAACCTAAGATTTTTAATTTGGTCAAGCGAAAACACACCACAAAGCATAGTAAGAAAGATTATAGAGTTTAAGATGGGTACACCAATACACCAAGCAGAAGAAAAAGACATAGCCGATGCGGTAGTATGGTGTGATAAACATTTTAAGATTATAGACGTTGAGGATTTATACACTTACAAGGATTTGATGAAAGAAGCTAACGCAGTAAAGGATGCTTGGGACTATGATGGTTTACTTATAGACCCCTACAATAGTTTAGCAAAAGACCATCAACTTTTAAGAGCGGTAGGAAGCCACGAGTACGACTACCAAGTGAGTAGTGAGTTTAGACTATTTGCCAAAAAGAAAAATGTAACGGTATTTTTAAATGCTCACGGAGTAACCGAGTCCCTGCGAAAAACTCACGTTAAAGGACACGAATACGAAAACCTACCAATGCCATTAAATTTAGCAGGTGTAGAGGGTGGAGGTAAATGGGGAAACCGTGCAGACGATGTTTATTGCATACACAGGTACACGAGTAGCCCAAGCGATTGGATGTATAGCCATTTGCACGTATTAAAGGTTAAAGAAAACGAAACAGGTGGAAGGTGTACACCATACGAACAACCTATTAGCCTTAGAATGGCTTTAAACAATGTAGGATTTGAATACAAAGGGCAAGACCTACTTAACTACAAAGAAATAAAACCTATAGAAATATGATAGAACCAAACATTTTTGCAAGTCCGATTTTACATATATTTATATTACTGATGACAATAGGTGGTATTTTTGTAGTAGTAGGATTTGTAGTACGAGCCGAAATAATTATAAGTCCTATTAAAGGTTTTGTTATTGGTGCTTTGGTACACGATGAAACATATACAGAAAACAATACAGAAATTACGGAATATACTTTACAATGCTTATTAGGTGTAATTAGTATAAACGTAATATGGGAGAGGCAGGATGGCTAAGTAAAGTTGCTGAAAGGCATAGTGAATGGATTAAGATTGTACATTCTTTTGGGGAGTTTGACTATGCGGAAGATATTGTGCAGGAGATGTACCTTGTATTAAACAAATATGCAAGTGAAAAAAAAATCATTAATAAGGGTGTTGTTAGCAGGGGTTATTGCTATTTTACCCTTCGGTCTATTTTTTTACAGTATTGTAATGCTAAGAACAAAATCAAAAAAATTGAAATTGACGATGAAGAAACTTATACGCAAATTGCAGACGATTCGGAAATGGATGACCAAATAGGTTACAACGAAATTACCACTAAGATAGACAAACACATAGATGGTTGGAGGTGGTACGACAAAACACTATTTAGGTTGTACAGAGATACAGATATGTCTATTAGAAAAATAGCAGAAGAAACTAATATAAGTTGGGTAAGTATATTTAATACACTAAAAAAGTGTAAGGAAGAACTAAGAGAAATATTTAAAGAGGACTTTGAAGATTATTTAAATAAAGATTATGACAGAATTTAAAGGCGATAAACGTACAAAGGAGTACAAGGAGTGGAAGAAGAACCACGCAGAAGCAAGTAAAGGATTAGGAGATACGGTAGAAAAAATTACTAAAGCTACTGGAATAAAGAAAGCGGTCAAATGGATAGCAGGAGATGACTGTGGGTGCGATGAACGTAAGGATAAGCTAAACAAATTATTCCCAAGACGTAAGCCTGAATGTTTAAACGAAGATGAATACAATTATCTACAAGAGAAGTTTGAGAACCGCAAAAGCACAATCCTATCAGACGAACAAAAAAGGATGTTGGAAATATACAACAGAGTGTTTAGTGATAACGCACAACCAACCAACTGCTCTCCTTGTTTTGTAAATGGTGTTTATAAGAAGTTGGAACAACTATACAAGCAATACCTGTGAAAAACTGGAATGAAAACGACCTGTTTTTATATCTGCAAACCTGCTGCTATCCTGATTTAGTAAAGGCAAGGAAACAGATGTCTAAATGGGATTGTTACAGTCCTGAAAGTAAACATAGGATAGAACTTAAATGTAGGGGCGCACACTACGATACTTTGCTTATAGAAAAGAAAAAGTACGATGCTATGATTAGTAAGGCAGACGAAAACTTAGACATACCCATTTACATAAATTCCACACCACAGGGAGTATATAAATTTAATTTGTACCTTGTAAATCCAAAGTGGGAAATACAATACCATAATAAAACAACCCATTTTAGCAATAACAATAAAATAAAAAAAGAGGTAGCTATGCTGCCTGTTATAGATGCTGAAATACTATGAACAAAAAAATACATAACTTAAAACACATTAACTACTTAGCTAACTTTGATATTATAGCTAATACCTTTTTAGAGTGGCAGGAGAAGAAACCAACCGACACGGTAGATAAGTTAATGGAAAGTCTTATAGACATCAACTATTACATTACAGACATATATACAAACGAACTGTACTACAACGAAGGTTTAAATGATTATAGGGCTGCCAAACTTAGAGCAATAGAACGTGCGCAAAAAGCAGAAAAGAAAATACAAGAACTGGAAAAGGAAATATTAAAACTAAGAAAAGAAAAAGAATTAGGGTTATGAGTGATAGTAAAAAGAAATACTTTGAGATGCAAACGGATGGCATAGTAGAAGATGTAAAGTACATAATGGACAAGCGTAGTAAGAAAGGGCAGAGGGAATACGGAACGACCTTAGAGGATAGTCCTGATGGCTTTTATTCGTTTCTTAATCATTTGCAAGAAGAGCTATTAGATTCGGTGCTTTACATACAAAAGCTAAAAAAACTTAATAAATAGTTTGTTAAATAAAGATTATTCAAAAAAACTTAAATAATGTTTTGTTAATTAAATATTAATAAGTAGCTTTGTTAAAAACAATAAGATGGATAATTACAAACATTACCTTTGGTCATACTATTCGGATGACGAACTACGCAAAATAATAAAAAGCGGCAGTACACTTAAAGGTCACATAGAAGATGCAAAGGCTGAACTAAGAAGCAGACAAGAATCACAAGACGAAATATTAGGGCTATGATAACACTACTAAACGGAGAGCATTGGGGTAAGGAAGAAATACTTACACAGATGGTCTTGGATGACTTCTACTATGGGCATTTAGGGAAACACGCATTAAGTAGTAGTAGTTTAAAGATGCTACTGAAAAGTCCTAAGACATACAGGAACGTTACAAAATACGGAAGTGATACGGATTCCCCAGCACTAAGAGCAGGTAAGCTATTGCATTGGATGGTGTTAGAGCCACATAAGATAGATGCTTTGCATTTTGTAGAGGCGAGTTCGAAAAACACAAACATTTACAAACACGCAGTTGAAGAACACGGAGAGGTGTATTTGGAAAAAGAAAAGCAACAGTCACAACGATTAACAGATGCTTTGCTAAGAAACGAAGAAGCTATAAAACTAATTAACAAGTCAGAATTTGAAGTACCTGCAATAGAAATGTACGATGGTCTTGCGTTTAGAGGTAAGGCAGATATACTAAAAGACAATAACATTATCGACATCAAGACAACACAAGATATAGGTTCTTTTAGGTATAGTGCGGACAAGTATGGTTACGACCTACAAGCTTATCTGTACACAAAACTATTCAACGTGGATAAGTTTACCTTCTTAGTGATAGACAAAGGCAGTTGCGATATAGGAGTCTTTGAAGCAAGTGAAGATTTTATAGCAAGAGGCGAGGACAAATACAGACAAGCAATAGATTTATATAAATACTTCTTTGTAGAAGAACACGACTTAGACCAATATGTAATGCGAGGAATATTATAAGGGGTAGCCGAAAACCTTTTAGAGTAGGCAAAACAATAAAACAATAATTATGTATAGTAAAAACGAAAAAAGTATTAAAGTAGGAAAGTTTAAATCTAATTATCCAATTAAAAACTTAAAATTTGCAAAAGTGAACAGGGATTTAGTACAATCCCACGCAGAAAACTTTAGAGAAAAACTAATAAATTATGGTTGGATGATGCCAATAGTTGTATCAGAAAAAGGAGATTTAATAGAAGGGCATCACAGATTGGAAAGTGCTATCCTCTTAAAAGAAAAAACTGTTCCTGCATACATAGTAGATTGGATAGACACACGAGTACAAAAAGAACACTTAGACACAATTATAAGTTTAAACAACGGTAATAGGGAGTGGAAAACTGACGATTATTTAAAAGCATATGTTGAATTTAATTTAGACTATAATTTAGTTTATCGTGCGTATCTTGAAAATAAAAACAACATAACAGTAGGTAATATAGTTAACTGTTATTTTGGAATTAAAGACATTGGTTTTAAAGAGGGTAAATCTAAAATAATTAATAAAGATTTTTCTGATTACCTGGTAAGTAAATTTTCTTATCTAAACAAAGAATACGGTAAAAATAGAATTGCTGCGTATTGTGTAAGGGAAATGATAAGCGTTGCTTTATATAAAACAAAAATGGATAAGAAAGCAATGAACTATCTTTTTAAGCAATACGAAACTATGGCTAAACAAAATCACTTAGCAATAACATCTATTACAGATTTTAAACCTATTATGGAGGCATATCTTAATGACTATTATATGATATTAAGACAAAAGAAAAATAAATGAAAATACTAAATCTTTACGCTTGTTTAGGAGGGAACAGATATAAATGGGATGAGGTGACTGATGTTGAGGTTACTGCCGTAGAATTAGACCCTGAAGCAGCTAAATTGTATCAAGAAAGATTTCCTAAAGACAAAGTTGTTATTGCGAATGCACACCAATATCTTTTAGACCACTATAAGGAGTTTGATTTTATATGGAGTTCTCCTCCTTGTCCAAGTCATAGCAGAATAAATATAAGTCAAAAAACAAGAGATGTTTTTAAACCGAGATATCCCGATATGAAATTGTATGAAGAAATAATATTTTTACAACATTATTTTGACGGAAAATATTGTATTGAAAATGTAATACCTTATTATGAACCTTTAATCCTTGCAAAAAAAAGAGACAGACATTTATATTGGACTAATTTTAATTTACCAAATAAATTAAGTGATAGGGGTCGAGGTAAGAATTTAAGTGATATGCTTATAAAAGATTTATCAATTTATCACGACTTTGATTTTAATAAATACAACGGTAAGCAATCAAGATTAAAAATGGGAAGAAATCTCGTGGACTATAAAGCAGGTAAAACAATACTTGAAACAGCTTTAGGATTTATACGAAAACAAAATGAAAACCAATTAGAAATGTTTTGAATAAAGAAATGAAAGAGTTTTACCTACTTGCACTAATAGACTTTCAGAACGGTGTAAGTATGAAAGAAATGTATAAAACATTAAAATTGTACGAGGACTTGGAAGATTACGAGGCTTGTGCAGGAATACTAAAAGCAATTAAAGAAATAGAATATGACAATAGACAAGATTAAAGAAATAGTAGAAAGAGAAACAGGACACAACCTAACAAACCCCTCAAGAAAAACAGAATTAGTATATACAAGGGCAATGTACTATAACCTATGTAGAGAATACACTTTACACTCTTTAGAAGTAATAGGCAAATCAGTAAACAAGAACCACGCAACAGTACTGCACGGTCTTAAACTATATAGAGATTGGATAGACCAGCACGAAGAAAGATATATACAAGCCTATGAAGATATAGACAAACTTATAAGCAGGGAGTTTAAAAAAGAAAATGCTAAATATAGAGGTAGGGACTTCTACAAAAGAAAATATGCAAAGGTACTTTTAGAACTAAGAGATGTACACACAAAACATAGAAACCTAAAGAAGTTAGTAAATGTTTGAAGCAATAACTATATTTTACCTAACTGCAATATTAGCTTTAGTAATAGCATTGTTGTTTAACAAAGAATAGTTTTTTTTATTGTATAATTATTAATAATGTTTTTTAATTCTATGGATGGTAGAAGAAATAACGGAGGTCACAAGACCGCAGGTAGAAAGTCTAAGGCAGATGAAGTAAACCTTATAGAAAAACTTTCTCCATTAGAAGATGCAGCTTACATAGCATTAAAGGATGGAGTGGAAAGAGGGGACTTTAAATTTGTGCAACTGTTCTATAACTATTACGCAGGTAAGCCAAGAGAAACCAAAGACATTACTATCAACGAGGACTTACCTTTGTTTATGGAGGATTAGGGATAACCACAACCCTAACCTGCATTTTGTATGCGAGTAAAGAAAACTATTGCATTTCATAAGCTAAGAAAACTACAGAGTAGGATACGAATAGTTAAGGGTGGCACAAGTGCATCTAAGACTATATCAATACTTTGTTTGCTAATAGACTATGCCATTAAAAACGAAGGCAAAGAGATTAGCGTAGTATCTGAAAGTATACCACACCTTCGTAGAGGTGCTTTAAAGGACTTCTTAGGCATCTTAAAGGGTCTTAACAGGTATGAAGATAGCCAATACAATAAAAGCACGTTAAAGTACACTTTTACAAACGGAAGCTACATAGAGTTTTTTTCAACTGACCAGCCCTTAAAATTGAGAGGTGCAAGACGCACAGAACTATATATCAACGAATGTAATAATGTTCCCTTTGATGCTTACACACAATTAGCAGTTAGAACATCAGGGACAATATGGTTAGACTACAACCCATCAAGTTTATTTTGGGTGGACAAAGAACTAATAGGTAAAGAAGATACAGACTACATTACACTTACCTACAAAGACAACGATGCGTTACCTGAAACCATAATAAAGGAAATAGAGAAAGCAAGAGATAAGGCAAAGACATCTACCTACTGGTCTAATTGGTGGAGGGTTTACGGTTTAGGAGAAACTGGTTCTTTAGAAGGTGTGTGTATTCCTGATTGGAAAGAGATAGACACCGTACCAAACGAAGCAAGGCTATTAGCATATGGTATGGACTTTGGATATACAGACCCCACCACAATCATAGGATTATACAAATGGAACGAAGCCTACATAGCTGATGAAGTATTCTATAAGTCTAATACGGTTCTAAGGGATGTAAGCTTGTTTCTAAGGCACAATAATATAAAAGACAACATAATTGCTGACCAAGCAGAACCTAAGTCCATAGAAACGCTTAGAAGGGATGGGCATAATATCTACCCCTGTACAAAAGGTAGGGATAGTGTAAACTTTGGAATCAACCTAATAAACCAAAACGAAATATACGTTACAAGTAAAAGCAGGAATCTAAAACGAGAACTACAAGGATATGTATGGGCAAAAGATAAAGACGGTAACACGCTACCAAAACCAACAGGAGAACATCCTGACTGCATAGATGCCTTTAGATATGTACTAACAGATACATTAGAAAACTCACATAGGGGGCAATACTTTGTGTATTAAAATAAATTGTTTATTATTTGTTAATTAAAAAAAAGGTTATATATTTACATCATAAAACAAAAAAACAATGAAAGATTACATTATTATTAAAAAAGAAATTTGTGCTAAACAAAACAGAAAGCACATTAAAAGAGCAGTAAGAGATATTGCAATACTTGGGCTTGCATCCTACGCAGCTATATTTGCATTTGTAGAAATATTGTTTTTCATATGGCGTTAGACAATGATTTCTTTAGACCATACCTACTTAAGAAGTGGTGCTGGGATAATGGATTCTTTGTAGTTATAAAGCCTATTACAAAAGGTGGTTATAAGTCAAAAGTAAAAATACATCTTGTAATACAGAAAAACACACAAGTAGGAAAAGAAGAATACGCACAGAACTCGAAAGAGTTAGAAAACAAAATAGAAGAATTGTACAAGTATATGTACGAAACCTATAGATAGATTTTCATTTGGTTTGTTTAGGATTAGAGGGCAGAGATGTCCTCTTTTCTTTTTATACATATTTGTTGTATTTTTATTGTATTAATATACGATTATGAAAATAGACATATACATACCTGAAAAGCTATCTGATATAACATTAGAACAGTATCAGAAGTTTGAAAAGCTGAATACAGTAGACAACCAAAATAGTAACTTCTTACTACACAAAATGGTTGAGATATTTTGTAGGCTTGATTTAAAAGACATAGCAAGAATTAAATACCAATACGTTAATAGCATAGTGTCTGACCTAAATAATATGTTTAACGTAAAGACAGAACTAATACCTACATTTACTTTAAAGGGTGTAGAGTACGGATTTATACCAAAGTTAGATGACATTACCTTAGGGGAGTACATAGACCTTGATAATAATATATCAGACTGGGAAACAATGCACAAAGCTATGGCAGTACTTTACAGACCAGTTACACTTAAAAAGGGAGATAGATACCAAATAGAAGAATACACTGCAAAGGAAGATACGGACGTGTTTAAGGACACGCCTTTAGATGTTGTTATGGGTTGCTTGGTTTTTTTTTACAGTTTAAACAACGAGTTGTTACAAATTACCCTGAAATATTTAGCGAAAGAGATGAAGGAGAATCTGACTATTCAGCAACGTCAAGCTTTGGAAGAAAGTGGGGTTGGTATCAATCAATCTATGGCTTGGCTAAAGGGGATGTTACCCAATTCGACAACATTACTAAACTAAATATGCACAAGTCATTTATGTATTTAGCCTTTGAAAAAGAAAAGACAGAATTAGAAAAATCAATGATTAAGAAAAGATGAAAGGATTTTACGAAGTAACAGACAAACTAAAAACACTACTAAATGCAGAGCCATTTGTAAATACAGTTACCTATGGAAGTATTGACGATGTGGATTTAGACAAGCAAAGTATATTTCCTTTGTCGCATATTATAGTGAACAATGCAGTAGTAGGTACTAAGACCACAACCTTTAGTATTTCGGTTCTTGCAATGGACATAGTAGATATATCTAATGATGAGGTTGCAGATACTTTTGTAGGAAACGATAACGAACAAGACGTATTAAATACACAACTTGCATTACTTACAAGGGTAATAAACGAACTACAAAGGGGGGATAGCTACACAGACAAATACCAAGTGCAAGAAGATGTTACTTGTGAGCCATTTATAGATAGGTTTGAGAATAAGTTAGCAGGATGGACTGCAACCTTTAGTGTTATGGTAGTAAATGATATGACAGTCTGCTAATGACCTTTAAAGAAACAAAACAAGCCTTAGAGGCATTTGCTAAAAGTATTATAAAGCAGTCAAAGGGAAACCTTAAAAGGCATCGTAATAATAAGTTTATTACTGGTTCTACAAGTGGGGAGTTAGAAGGTAGCTTAGGATATGAATTAGACGTTACATCAAACAACTTTAACGTTCGGTTTTATATGGCTGATTATGGTGCTTTTCAAGACTTAGGTGTAAAGGGTAGTAAATCAACTTATTCAAAAAGTAAGAACAGTCCTTTTAAGTATTCAGGTAGGTTTAAAAGCATACCACCACAGTCTTTAGATAAGTGGATGGTTAAGAAATCTATAAAAGGAATAAGAGATAAAGAGGGAAGGTTTATTGGTAGAAAGAGTTTAAGATATTTGTTAGCCAAAAGCATATACGAAAAAGGTTTAAGAGCAAGTTTCTTTTTTACTAAACCGTTTGAAACAAATGTCATTAAACTGCCTGACGAATTAATAGAGAAGTTTGCATTAGATATTGAAGATTTTATAGCATTAAAAAATGATTAAAGCAAGAAGTCCATTCTTTATAGAACACCAAGAACCTGCTCCACCTGTAGTATTACAGAACTTTAGTTGTGCAGATACAGAGATTACAGGACTTTCAATAGCAGCAGATGGTACTATTACAAATCCAACAGTAAGCGTAGGTACACTTCATAGTATAGAGCCAAGTAGTTTTAGTCCTGTACCTGTTGATACATTAAGAAACCTATATGTGTTGGTTACATACGATTCGGCTAACTTTTTACCACCAAGTGGGACAAGCTATGAGGCTTATTGTTATAAACAAGTTTTACAACCAGCAACTATAGTAATAGCCTATCAAAAAAATTATAGGGTTACAAACCATAGCACAACAGAAAACGCTTTAATAAATTACATAGCCTTTGATGGCAACCAAGAAATAACACATTTTTTAGCACCAAGCAGTACAGTAGATATATGCGTAGCCCCTGTAAATAATTATACATTTGGGTTTCCTACAGTTACAGGAGAAAACGTTACCTACTTTGATTTGGTGCAAGGATGTTCAACCGATATATTAAGCTAAGATGAGAATAAACGCAAGAAGTCCTTTTTTTATACAATTTAATAGCAACTAATTATGCCTGTATTAGACCGAGCAGAATTGGAACTTTATATTTATGATGGTACGTCAGGTACTTATACTGATAGTGACCTAAGATATGAACTATCCAAAACGAGATTATCAACCCAAGACAATATATTATTTGAAATAAGTGAATTAGTTAGGGACTACATAGATATAACTTTTAACAATGACTATTTAAGCACAACTAAATGGGTTACTGCTATTACAAGGTTGTACGATTCAGATGGAGAAGAATTTGCAAGTGGCAGCCCTGTTACAAATCATTACTTAGCAATGGATGGATATGGCTATTTTGAGGATGGTATCAACCCTCAACTATCAGACAACCTACTAATAAGTAATAATACTCTTTACTTGCCTGAAAACACTGCAGGTAAATTACCAATATTTGCAGAGGGTGTAGGAAAGGTTACAATAGATAGCGTAGATACACAAATAACAGACGATGGTAATTCAAATCAAAAGATACAATATGTAACAATACCTGCGGATAGTAGCACAATACAAGTTTACGATACAGACGATACAACCTTACTTAAAACGGTTACAGTAAACAACGTATGTGAGCCTAAGTTTACACCTTATAAGCTGACGTTTGTTAATAAATTTGGTGCGTATCAGGATATGTATTTCTTTAAGAAGTCTGTAGAGAGTATGGCTATTACAGATGAATTATACAAAGCAAATATTATAAACACATCTACGTTAACTTATCCTACATACAAGGGGCAACAAGAAAGATACAATGTTAGTGCAACCAAAAAGGTTGTTTTAAATTCAGGCTTTGTAAATGAAGATTATAATTTAGCCATAGAAGAATTACTACTAAGTGAAAACGTTTGGATTAGATGGGAGGGTAGAACATTACCAATAATTGTAAGAACCAAAGAACATACATACAAAACATCACTAAACGACAAGCTAATAAACCACACTTTAGAATTTGAATTTGCATTTAGCAAGATTAACAATATCAAATAATGCTAAACCTACAACTTTACATAGAGGGTACAGAAGTAGAACTGTTTAAAGATGAAGCGGTAAGCTTAACACAAACACTACAGAATGTAAAAGACATAAGTAAGATATTTACAAATTTTACAAGAACATTTAATGTACCTGCAAGTAAGGAGAATAACAAAATATTTAATCACTTCTATAACTACGATGTAGTAGGATATGTTTCAGGGGTTAAAAAACCATCACAGTTACTACTTAACCAGCAATCGTTTAAGACAGGTAAAATAAGATTAGAGGGTGTAACACTAAAAGAAGGTAAACCACACACCTACAGGCTTACATTTATTGGAGATACGGTAAACATTAAAGACCTATTAGGAGAAAGTCTATTGAGTACACTGGACAATCTATATGACATAGAGTTTACTTATAATGCTGACAATATAACAACCTACTTACAAGATGGTTTAGATGTAACTATAAACGGTGTAGAATACGAAGATGCTTTAATAGTGCCTTTAATTACACATACGCAAAGACTGTTTTATGATACGACTACTACAGAATCACAAAGTGGAAATTTAGCCTATGATTCAGGGACAGTACAGGGTGTTAAGTACGAACAACTAAAACCTGCTATTAGGGTATATGTTTTAGTAAAAGCAATAGAAGATAAGTTTGGTATTAAATTTAGTGGGGACTTTTTCAATAAAACAAATCCTAACTTTTACAACCTGTACCTATGGCTACACAGAAAAGAAGGTGGATTATTTGAAGAAGATAAGATACGCTCTAAAACTACGTTTTGTTGTCCAAGTGGTACAACCGAAGACAGGGCAGTATGGGAAGAACACATTGCAGAAGAAACGTTTTTTTTAAGACAACCTGAAAACCCTGATGATGTAAAACTAAGATACGAAATTAAAATAATAACCAACGCTCAAAACTACAATGTAATAGTAGAAAACGATGGGGAGATATTTGAAAGGGTAGACAACCTAAATGGAAATCATACAATAGGAAGCGATAACGAATATGCTGCCTACCCATCAGGAAACTATAGGGTTTATTTTGAAAGCGAGTCATCTGCAGAATTTCAATTAGAGGTTATTCTAAATGAATGGCAAAAAGAATTTGAAGGGTCTAAGAACATTACAGTACAATTACAAGGAAGGTCAGAAACACAGACAGACGCAGATTTTAATGCAGCATTGCATTTGCCTAAAATGAAAACGTTAGACTTCCTTACAGGACTTTTTAGAATGTTTAACCTTACCGCTTTTCAAGACAAAGATGGTATAGTACAGGTAAAAACACTTGACGATTTCTATGCGCAAAGTAAAAATACTTTTAACATTACAGAATTTTTAGATACTACTACTTCTGCAATAGATGCTTTGATGCCATACAGAAGAATAGTTTTTAAGTACAAAGGGTTAAAGAGTTTTTTTAGCGAAAACCACAAGCAGTTGTTTAATATTGAATGGGGTACGGAAAACTACGAAGATGTTTATAAAACAGAAGGAGGTACATATAACGTTGAACTGCCTTTTGAACATCACAAGTTTGAGAGACTAACAGATGATGACCTAACACTTACAGATGCACAATGGGGGTGGAGTGCTGACATAAGACAAGACCCATATTTAGGCGAACCCTTTTTGTTCTATGCTAAGAAAATAACAGACGGCACACAAATAGGAGTTGTAAAGACATCAAGTTTAAGGGTAGGAATAACAGATTACTATATACCTTCAAATAGTGTTGACATTACAGATAGCCAAAACCTAAATTTTAAAGCAGAGTTTAACGAATATACAGGAACTGTATTTACAGAGACGTTATTCCAAACTTATTATAGTAATTACATAGGCGATACATTCGACCAAAAAAGAAGGTTAAGTAAATTTAAAGCCTACCTTCCTCTTAGGGTAATATTAAACCTAAGTTTAGCAGACAGGATTGTAGTGTTTGATAGAATATACAAAATCAACGAAATAAGGACAAACCTTACAACAGGTCTTAGTCATTTGGAATTAATCAATGAAGTAAAAGACTTTGTAATAGAAAACCAAGATAAGTACTTTGCGGATTCGGTAGATAAAAGATTTAAGACTTGTGACAATACAAACATAACAGTAGATTGGACAGGAACGGTATGATAGAAAATATATTAAACTTATTAGAAATAGCTAAACAACAAAAAATAACAGGGGAACATACTGCCATAGCATTAGGCAAAAACAAATATCCTGAAAGTGTAAGAGAAGCATACAACATATTTAAGACAGAGTTATGGCATACAAAAAGGTAGGTGTTGAATTTGAATTAAAGTATAAGGAGGCTGCAAAAAACGCAACCGAATTAGGCAAAATTGTAAATCAACAAGACAAGGAAATAAACAACTTACAAGGTAGTCTTGATGACTTAAAGAAAAGTACGGACAAGTCATCTAAAGGTTTTAAAAGTTTTGGTGTTGCAATAAAAAACATAGGCAAAACAACAGGGATAGTGTATTTAGTTGTTAAGGCTTTTGATGTGCTAAAAGAAACATTTGGGCAAAACCAACAAATAGTAAATATATTCAACACAGGGATGGAGGCTTTAAGTTTAGCCTTTAATGATTTATTTACGTTCTTAAACGCTAATATAGGGACTGTTATAGGATATTTTAAAAGTATTTTTAACGACCCAGTACAGTCCTTATATGACTTTGGGAATGCTATTTATAATAACATTACAGAAAGGTTTAATAGTCTATTAGATACGTTAGGATTCTTAGCAAGTGCAGTTAAAAAAGTTATTGAGGGAGACTTTACAGGTGCATTAAAGGAAGTTAAAAACGCAGGTAAGGAAGCGGTAGATGTTATGACAGGTGTACCTGATACCTTTGATAAGATTGTGGAGGTTGCACCTTCGGTAATAAAAGGAATTACTGAATATGGCAAAAGTACACTAAAAGCAGCCGAAGAAACAACAGAACTGAACAGAGCAGCAGCAATAGGTATAGCACAAAACCAAATAATATTAGAACAAAAGGACAGGGAAGCAGAAAAGCTAAGGCAAATTAGGGATGACGAAACTAAAACTATAGCAGAGCGAATAAAAGCTAATGATAAACTTGCAAAAGTGTTAGATGAGCAAGAAAAATTAATGTTGGCAAATGCAGATGCGGTAATAGCAGCAGCCCAAGCACAGTTTAACAAAAACAAAAATGACGAAAACCAAATAGCATTACTTGAAGCACAAGCTGAAAAAGAGGGAATACTTGCACAGATAGAAGGGTTTAGAAGTGAGCAATTAATAAATGTAAATTCACTTGAAAGAGAAAGGTTAGATTTAAAGGATGAGGAAAAGGAAAAGGAAATAGAACTTGCAGAACTAAAAGCCGAACTAAAAGCACAGGAGCGTGAAGATATGCTCAAAAATATGGACATCCTAAGAGGTATAATAGGCGAAGAAACTGCATTAGGTAAAGCATTATTTATCGCTAAACAAGCAATACTTATTAAGGAGCAAATAATGGAAGCTAAAGCAACCTTGTCAAGAATAACAATGAGGTCTGCGGAGGCAGGAGTAGATTTAGCTAAAGGGTCAGCGGCAACCGCAAAGGTAGGATTCCCACAAAACGTTCCTTTATTAATTTCATTTGCAGCACAAGCAGCAGGTATCTTAGCAGCAATTAAAGCAGCGGTAGATGCAACCAAAAAAGCAACACCAAGAGTAGGAGGTGGTGTATCAACATCGGCAAGACCAACCCCACCTGTATTTAACATAGTAGGAGCTGCACCTGAAAGCCAATTAGCACAAACCATAGGAGAAAGAGAGCAACAACCCCTAAAAGCCTATGTGGTAAGTGCAGATGTTACAACCGCACAAGATTTAGACAGAAACATTATTGAGGGTGCATCAATATAAAACAAAAACTAAGAAATAATATTGTTATAATATGAATATCGTAGAACTTGTAATAGATGAAAACGATGACGTTTCAGGAATTGAAGCTATAAGCGTTGTAGAAAGTCCTGCAATAGAAGAAGATTTTATTGCGTTAAAAAACCAAGAATTTAAACTTGCAGAGGTAGATAAGGAAAAGCGTATCCTAATGGGTGCAGCTTTAGTACCTAACAAACCTATCTACAGAAGAAGCGGAGATAACGAATACTATATTTATTTCTCAAAAGATACTGTACGCAAAGCAAGTGAACTGTTTTTTATAAGAGGCAACCAAAACAATTCAACCTTAGAACACAATATGCCGCTTACAGGACTAACTGCGGTTGAGAGTTGGATAGTAGAAGGCGAGAAAGACAAGACAAGGCATTACGATTTAGACGTGCCTATAGGTACTTGGATGGTTTCTATGAAGGTACACAATGATGACGTTTGGAATAACTATGTAAAAACAGGTAAGGTAAAAGGATTTTCAATAGAAGGTTACTTTGCGGACAAGTTAGAAAAACCACAAGACAAATCTATAAAAGATGAACTGTCTAAAATTGAAGAAGAAGAAGCACAACACATATTAGACCAGCTTACAAACCTGTTTGACAATGAGCAAGAATTTGAAAGCTATGCAGACTACCCTGATGGTGTGAAAAACAACGCTAAAAGAGGTATAGAACTAAACGAAAAGGTAAACAATAAGTGCGCTACACAAGTTGGTAAAGTAAGAGCGCAACAATTAGCCAAAGGAGAAGCCATTACGGTAGAAACTATTAAAAGAATGTTTAGTTACTTATCAAGAGCAGAAGAATATTACGATGAAGGCGATAGTAAAGCCTGTGGTACTATATCTTATTTACTATGGGGTGGCAAAGCAGGACTACGTTGGGCAGGGTCTAAACTAAAAGAACTTGACCTATTGGAAGCATCATTAAAAGAACCTTGCCAAGCAGGGTATGAAATGATAGGATTTAAAATTAAGAATGGTAAAAGAGTACCTAACTGCGTACCGATTAAATAATGGGAAAAAATACTGCATATAGAGTACACGTTGAAGATGTTACCCAAGAGAAAGTAGATGGGGTAAACATAGAAAATGGTGCAATGTTACGCACAGATGACTACCTTTATATGGGTCATAATGACGAAAACGTTATAGTTTACCCACAGACAGGAGGTTTAAATTTAGGATGGACAAGATACGATGACAAAGAATACACATCCTCTAATAAACTTGCGTTATCTGATGGTGTAGAGGTTGTGATGCCAAATAACGGTGGTTCGGTATATAGAAGTCATAGTAGTTTAGATTTTTACAATTCTACTACTCAAAAACTGTTAGGAGTAAATGAAAACGATGTATATGTAACAACTATTGTATTTAATGTATCAACACCTAACGCAAACCAAACCCATATAGATTTAAGATTTGTAGGAGCAGGAGATGTAGAAAGAATACATAAAACAATGGGGTTCTACAAAGGGAACAATACTACGCAAAACTTTCACGAAGTGTTTCAATATTATACAGACTCAACTTTTGTAAGTGATGGGGTAGATATTAAAATAATGTCGCACGGTGGTAGCGCAACGGTTTGGGATATTATATATTTTATACAAAGAACACAAAACGCAGGATGAGATATAATAAGGTAAAACCACCAGTACCACAAGACGATAGAAGGGGGTGCTTATGCTGGGATACTAACACTTATTCAAGAGAATGTTGTGATGGAGAGTATCAGTCGCAGGGGATAGGGAGTATTGTTGGAGATGGATTGCCTTCATTAGAATGTAGCCTTATAACCTTGTCAGGTTTTGAAGTTGCACAAGATGGAACGGTAACAATACCAAGTACCGACATAGGAACTATTACACAAACAAGTCCTTCGTCTTTTAGTATTGTTGATGTAGATACCGAAAGAACACTAACGGTAACAATAGAAGCACCAAGCGACTATAGAAACGTTGGACAAACAATAGAATGTACCACAACTGCAACACAGGTATTAACACCTACGCTTTCCTGTAGTGATATTACATTATCAGGATTCGCAGTAGCAGAAGACGGTACAATCACATTACCAACAGCGGACATAGGCACAATATCTTCTACAAGTCCTGCATCATTTAGTAGGGTAAACGTAGATACTACACAAACATTAACGGTAAACATAACAGTACCAAGTGGGTATTACAACGTAGGAGATACTTTAGTGTGTTCTACAACTGTAGTACAAAGTGCAAGTCAAACGTTAGCGTGTGTGGATATAACAATTAGCGGTTTTGCAGTAGATGAAAACGGAGCGATTACACAACCTACAATAGACATAGGTACATTTACAAGCAGTCCTGCTTCATTTGCCACAGTTTCAGTTGATACATTACAAACACTTACATTAGACATCACAGTACCTGCAGGATATTATAACACAGGAGATATTTTAGTATGTACCACAACCGCTACACAACCTGCTTACAATGTATTTGATTGTACAGACGTTACCATAAGCGGTTTCCTTGTATATGCGAGTGGTAGATATAATTCAGCAGCTATATCGGTAAGTGCTGGAACTATCGATAGTATGACACCTGCAAGTTTTGGAACTGTTACAACAGAAACTACAAGAACATTATCGGTAGATATTACTGTACCTGCTGGATATTCTAATTCAGGGCAAACTGTTACTTGTACTACAACTTACTCACAAATTCCAATATTCTATTTTGACCAAATAACACCAGCAGTAGGGAATTATGTTGCGGTAGAGCCGATAATAAATTCAGGTACTAATACATACGCATTTACTGTGTATGCCAATGACCCTGTTTCAGGCAATGCAAACTCATTAGCTTTAATGAATCAGTTAGGCAATCAGATAGCAGGACAAGGTACTCAAGCAGGTTCAACATTTTCTTTAGGCGATATAAGAATATCTTTTTATGATTCATCAGATGTTTTATTAGCACAATATACATCTTGTTGTGGTTTATTTGGTACTTTTAGTTATACTACACCTGACAATTTAAGTAGTGTGCCACCAACACCTTATAGCGGTAATTCTGCAAGTTGGACAAGTTATAAAATGGTATTTACTAATATATCAGGTACAAGCGGTACTGCAGCATCAAGTCCAAATCAAGAAATGATTATAGACAACGGAAACGATCAAGGTTACTATTGGACTATTGAAGATTTAAGTTAAAAATACAACAAAACGTTAAATAATTTATTATATATAAAATACACATTATGAAACCAAGCGTAAATAAGATACTTACCAAACTGTCTAAAGAGAAAGTACTTGAAAAAGTAGAATTAGGCTTGTATGATGATATAAAACAATTAGATAAAAAGGATGCAAATTTAGAGGCAAGATTTGCTGCTACAGGTTCTAAAATAGAAGCAGAATGTAAAAGTTTTTTAAAAGATTTAAATAGTTACTTGCAAAATAATGACGCAAAAAGAAAAGCTATTAGGAAAATATTAGAAGAAAAAACAAAAATAGAAAAAGAATTAGGGGTTACAGTAAGAATACCAAGCACAATTAAAGATGAAGATGGTAGTGCTATATCACAAATAAAAACTATGATTAGTACAGTACAAAGATTTATTTCAGATTTAAAAAGTATATAAAAACCTAACAAATAGAATATTAATTTATTGATATATATATGAAAGCAACAGATATGTTAAACAAAGTAAAAGAACTTGTTGGGGTGGAAGCATCCGAAGAAGTAAAATTAGCACAGGCTACTTTGGAAAACGGTACTGTTATAGAAAGTGAAGATTTCGCACAAGGTAGTGAGGTTTTTATTGTAACAGACGATGAAAAGGTAGCATTACCTGTAGGCGATTACACTTTAGAGGATGGAGAACAACTAAAAGTAGAAGAAGAAGGCATTATTGCATCAATAGGTGCAGCCGAAGAACCTACTGAAGAAGCATCTGAAGAAGAAGTGGAAGCTGCAGAAGAAGAAATGGCTTATGCAACTAAAGAAGAACTTGCAGAGGTAAAATCTATGATTGAGGACATTAAAGCTATGATTGAAAACAAAGCAGAAATGTCGGAAGAAGTAGAATCTACAGAGGAAGTTGAAAAAGAAGAACTTTCTAAAGTGGAAGAAGTTGAGGAAAAGGTAGAACTTGAAAAAGTAACACACAACCCTGAAGCTGAAGCACAAAAGGAATTAAAACTTTATGGACAGAAAAGACAACCTACAACTATGGACAGAGTCTTTTCAAGAATATCGAATATTAAAAATAAATAAATTTAAAAAAAATGCCAACAACAACAACACAAAACGCAAGTGTAGCTTACAACGGAGAGTTCGCAGGAGAGTATATCTCCGCAGCGCTTCTTTCTGCACCTACACTCGAAAAAGGTGGTATTACCATCAAGCCTAACGTAAAGTATCAACACGTTATTAAAACAGTAAGCACCGATGACATCGTAAAAGATGCAAGTTGTGATTTTACTGCGACATCTACAATTACTTTGGATGAGAGAACACTTACACCTGAATTTCAGCAAGTGAATTTGCAACTATGTAAGTCAGATTTTCAAGATGATTTTGAAGCTATTTCAATGGGATATTCTGCTCACGATAGCCTACCTTCTTCTTTCTCTGATTTCTTGATTGCACACGTTGCTGCTAAAGTAGCACAAAGAACTGAAACTTCTATTTGGACTGGTTCTACTGCAACAAGTGGACAGTTTGATGGAATTTCAACTAAAATTGCTTTAGATGCTAACTTACCTACTGCAAATGAAATTGCTGGTACTACAGTTACTGCTGGAAACGTAATTGACGAACTTGGTTCTATCGTAGATGCTATTCCTTCTACCATTTATGGAAAAGAAGATTTAAATATCTATGTTTCGCAAAACATTGCAAGAGCCTATGTAAGAGCATTAGGTGGATTTGGAAGTATCACTTCTAACGCAGGTGCAAATGGTGTAGACAACAAAGGTACACTATGGTACGGAATGGGACAAGATTTAGCTTTTGATGGTGTAAAACTATTTGTTGCTAACGGTCTTGCTGACAACACCGCTATTGCTGCTGAAAAAAGCAACCTTTACTTTGGTACTGGTCTTTTGTCAGATACTCAAGAAATAAAAGTATTGGATATGGCTGACCTTGATGGTTCTCAAAACGTAAGAGTTATTATGAGATTTACCGCAGGGGTTGAGTATGGGATTGTTGATGACATCGTAACTTACGGTATCGCTAACTCTGCCAACTAAGAATTAATTAACTAACAATAAGGGGTAGGTGGTTTTATATCTGCCTACCCTTTTTTAATATAAAAAAAAATGAGTTGTACTTTAAATCTTGGAAGAAAAGAACCTTGCAAGGATGTAGTAGGCGGTATTAAAAATGTCTATTTTGTTGATTTTGGGGATATTTCTCCAACATACGATTCAACAGATACAGATGTTGTAGATAGCGTTGGTTCATCCGTTGCAAGTTATAAATACGAACTCAAAGGAAACAGTAGTTTTGAACAAGCCATAACTTCTTCAAGAGAGAATGGCACTACCTTCTTTGAGCAGACTTTGAATCTTACCCTTAAAAAACTAACTAAGGAAGATAACAAAGAATTAAAATTATTAGCCTATGGTAGACCACACGTTGTCGTAGAAGATTACAATGCTAACCTATTTATAATGGGATTAGAAAACGGAGCGGAAGTATCAGGTGGTACTATTGTTACTGGAGGTTCTATGGGAGATTTAAGTGGATATACACTTTCATTTTCTGCACAAGAAACTGAACCTGCAAACTTTATTGGAAAAACTGCAGTAGATGAAACAGTAAGCACTACATTAACTAATGCTGGTTTTTCATCTCCAACAGAAGGAACAAACGTTTAATAGTTAGAAATATTTATAATTAAGGGGTGGCGTTAGCTGCCCTTTTTTTTGCTTTATAAATAACAAAATTTAAGTTTTTTTATTGTATATATATGATAGTTTTACAAGAAAGTGCATCTGCACAAAACTTAGATTTTATACCAAGAAGTTTTATAATCGGTAACACCTATAACGTTACCATAGTAAACGAACAAACTAATACGGAGGTTTACAATCAAGACGTAGATACTATAACAGAAAATTTGTACTACAATAGGCTTAATGCTATCTTTGATGTAAAGCAAGATAATTTTTATATGGTTACTGTTAAATCAGGAAGCGATGTAATATTTAAAGATAAAGTATTCTGCACCAATCAGGCTATTACAGACTTTACTGTAAACGATAGCCAATATACAGAGCAGGAAACAACAAATGAATTTATATTCTTATAATGGAAAACGTACACATAGTTAGTTTATCATCTTACAATCGACCTCAAATAAAAGAGGACAAGAAAAGGGATTGGGTAGAGTATGGCGATAATAATGATTTTTACACTTACCTAATAGACCTTTTTATAGAATCGACTACCAACAACGCTATTATAAACGGAGTTAGTCAGATGATATACGGTAAAGGGTTAGATGCTTTAGATAGTAGCACTAAAACAGATGAATACGCAGCACTTAGGTCTATCTTTCACGATTCGTGCCTTAGAAAAATAAGTTTCGACCTTAAACTATTAGGGGAGGCAAGTTTTCAGGTATTATACAATGACAAACAAGTAGCAAGAGCCGAACACTTCCCAAGACAAACACTAAGAGCAGAAAAATGTAATGACAATGGAGAGATAGAAGCATATTACTATTTTCACGACTGGTCTAAAATAAAGCCAAACGATAAGCCTAAGAGAATTGCAGCCTTTGGATTTGGCAACGGAACAGAATCTGAAATAAAAATAATTAAAAGATACTTGTCAGGGTACGATTACTACTGCCCACCTGACTATATGGGTGGCATAGCCTATGCAGAACTTGAAAGCGAAGTGTCAGACTTCCTAATTAATGATGTACAGAACGGATTTAGTGGTACTAAGGTTGTAAACTTTAACAACGGAATACCTGATAGAGAGCAACAGTTACAAGTCAAGTCAGACGTAATGCGTAAACTAACTGGCGCAAGAGGCGAAAAAGTAATTATAGCCTTTAATAACAATGCAGAAAGCAAAACTACTATAGACGATGTGCCACTTACTGATGCACCACAACATTATGAATACCTTTCTACGGAAAGTGTAAACAAGTTAATGGTTGCACATAGGATTACATCCCCTTTACTTTTAGGTATTAGAGATGGCAACAATGGACTTGGCAATAATGCAGACGAAATTAAAACTGCTTCTTTGTTATTTAACAACACAACCATTAAGCCTTACCAAGATTTAATCGTTGAAGCAATAGACGATATATTAGCGGTAAACGGCATTAGCCTTAAATTGTATTTTAAGACACTACAACCGCTTGAATTTATAGAAACCGACAATGCCATTACAGACGAAGCAAGAGAGGAAGAAACAGGCGTTAAAATGGCTAAGGAAGAACCATCTTTTGATGATGACAAGATGTTTGACCTATTAGACCAATTTGGCGAAGATGAAAACCTTGACGATTGGGAACTTGTAGATGAAAGAGAGGTAGACTATGACCAAGAGGAAGCTTTAGATAAAATGATAGGTTTGGCAAGTACAGGTAGTGCAAGACCAAAAGCAAATAGCGACCAAGATGGAGAGAATGACGAAGGTGTACAGTTTAAAGTAAGATACCAATACGCACCATTAAGAACACAAGCCAACAGTAGGGAGTTTTGCAAGAAAATGGTAAATACTAAAAAAATATACCGTAAGGAGGACATAATGCAAATGAGCCAATTAGCAGTAAATGCAGGATGGGGACTAAATGGTGCAGATACTTACGATATATGGCTATATAAAGGCGGTGGTGCTTGTCATCATTTTTGGATGCGTAAGACATATATGGCAAAAGCAGAGGGTGTAAAGCCTGATGTTGGAAACCCTAACGCAGAGGTAAGCGTAAACCAAGCTAAAAAAGAAGGTTTTAAACCTGAAACAAACGATAAGAAAGTGGCTATGCGACCAAAAGATATGCCCAATCAAGGATTTGTAAACAAATAAGAAATGGCAGAAGGATTATTTATAACACGGAAAGATTTAGTAAAGTTTACTTCTGTAAATGGCAACGTAGATAGTGATAAGTTTTTGCAGTACATAAAGATTGCACAAGACATACACATTAAAAACTACTTAGGCACAGACTTATTTAACAAACTACAGGACGATATAGAAGCCAGTACACTCACAGGAGATTATTTAACACTTGTTACGGACTATGTAAAACCTATGCTTGTACATTGGGCAATGGTTGAGTATTTACCTTTTGCTGCCTATTCTATTGCAAACAAGGGAATATTTAAACATAGTAGCGAAAACGCTTCTAATATAGAAAAGGAAGAAATAGACTTTTTAATAGAAAAAGAAAGAAACATAGCACAGTATTATACTGATAGATTTATAGATTATATGTCATTTAACGCAAGTGGTACTTTTCCTGAATACTATACTAATAGCAACGATGACGTATATCCTGATAAAAACGCAAATTTCGAAGGATGGGTTTTGTAAGAAACGACTATAAACCAAAAGAGAAAAACGTAGAAAGGCTTAAAAGCTATCTGCAAAAGACATTTATAACAAAAACTAAAAAAAAGTATTGATATAATATGGCTAACACAATAAACTGGGGCAAGATATATTGTTATACTGAATTTGGTAATGAAGATTCTACAGTAGCAGAGGCTATACCCCATTTTTCGTCTCCTGAATGTTTTTTAGGAGCGTTAGAAGGTGGTCAAACAGAAACATTAGCATTAACGGTAGATGATACACAATTATACAGAGTAGATTCTACAGACTTAACTGCTGACTTAACTTTAGTAACAATATTTAATTAAAATATAAAATGGCACGACAAACAATTAATGTAGGTTCATCCCCTAATGACGGTACAGGAGCGACACTAAGAGATGCGATGGTATCTATAAATAGTATGACTGCTGACATTTACGGACAAAGCGGAACAGGAGATAGTCTAAGAGGTTCTTCTGCACTTAGTCCATCGGCTAACTTGGATGTAGATTTTGACACCGCACAAGTATTTACAATGACTTCGAGTATTACCGTAGATTTAAATTTTACAAACGCATCCATAGGAGATGTAAAAGATATTATTGTAACAGATTCAGGAGGAACGTCAGCTTTGACATTTGACACTACCACAAACACGGTTACAACCGTTGCAGGTACTTATGATGCTACCGCTGGTGCAGTAAACTTTATTCAAGTTGCTTGTACTGGCGCTAACACATTTTTCCTATCAATCTCACAAAGTATATAATTATGAAAGCAGCAGTAGAAAATGGTAGAATAGTAAACATATACAAAAGTTTACCTAACTCACTTAAAACCCCTACAAAACACATTTTAGGAGGTGCTAACAATCTATCTAAAGAAGAACTACAAGAGATAGGTATTTACGATGTTGTAAAGCCAAGCTACGACAGACAAACACAAACCAAAGGCGGTTTATACTTTGACGAAGATAAGAAGATAGTAACCTATGACGTTACTGATATTGACTTTAGCCAAGAAGTAGACATTATCGGAGAAGATGGAGAACCAACAGGCGAAACCGAAAAAAGATATAAGATAGCCGACATCAAAGCAAGTAAGATTGCAGAGATTAAGTCCAAAGCAGGTAGTTTGTTACAACCCACCGATTGGCAAGTTATAAGAAAAGCAGAGAGGGATATAGATATTGATACAGACGTTGCAACGGAAAGAGCAGGTATCTTAGCAGAAGCCGATAGGTTAGAAGCAGAGGTAAATGCTAAGAAGTCTTACAAGACTGCATTGCAATACAACGTACAATTTTTTCCATCTGACGAAATAGAATAAATATGGCTTTAGGCAAAAGACTAATAAATACAGGTGCGGTTGCGGTTGATGCAGCTTGTAGTACTGATTCGGTACAAGCATTTGGTGCAGATGCTGCTTATAGTAGCAACATAGCTTTATATCAGCTTGATAGTGATGGAGGCACAACAAATAACGTACCTGACACCACAACCAACTACAACGGAACTGCCTCTAACGTAACCTATGCTACTGGTAAGTTCGGTAATGCCGCTGTTTTTAATGGGAGTAGTAGTAAGATAACATTACCCACAGGCTCTCCGTTTAATGATTCTAACACTATAAAATCGGTAAGTGCTTGGGTAAAATTAAATACTACAAGTAGCAGGGTTTATCCTTTTAGCATATCATCATCAACAAATTCTAATGATTTTTTTAATTTAGGATATTTAGGAGATTCTAACAACATTCTACTTGCGATAAGGGATGGGTCAGGTTCTAATCAAGCATTGCATTCTGTAAGTGTCAGTATTGACACAAATTGGCATCACATAGTTGCTCAAACAACAGGCAGTAGTGTTGAAATATATTTAGATGGTGTTTCTCAAACAGTATCTTCTACTACTTCAGGTTCAAGTTCTGCTGATTGGATTTCCTATCCAAGTTATGCGGGTTCTGTTGTTGGAAGTATTGGAATAAATAAACAAGTATCTCCTATTTATTCAAATGGCTCAATAGACCAAGTAAGAATCTTTGACAAAGCCATCAGTCAGGAAGAGGTGGAACTACTTTACAATGAAACTTCATCAACCGCATCTAATACCAATCCATTAAGCGAAGGTTCAGGTGTAGCTTTATATTCTTTGGATTTTGATGCTTCGGAAGCAAGTGGATACTTTGATGGCACACCTACTGACGTTACCTTCGGAGTAGGCGGGGCTATAGGTAACTATGGTGCAAGGTTTAATGGGAGTAGTAGTGTTATAGACTTAAATTTAAAAAATCAATTTAAAGGTACTGTTTCAATTTGGTTTAATGGCGGCACTCCTTCTGCACAATGTTTTTTATATGCATCAACAATAGGAAGTAGTGGAAATAAAGGCGTTGCACTTTTACCACAAACAAATGGAACAATAAGAGTACTTATAGCACAAGGAACAAGTGGAACGTTTGCTTTAGATGTATCAACTACAGATACTTTTTTTGATAGTAATTGGCATAATGCAGTTTTAACTTGGGATTTAAGCAGTTCTGGAACTAATGTTTATTTATATGTGGATAATGTTGTAAAAGCATCTGGAGCAGCAACTACAGGAAATTGGACTACAGGTCAAGATTCTACTGGTAACCTTCTTTTAGGGCATTTTAGTAATGCAGGCGGTTCTAACACATTTAATGGAGATTTAGACCAAGTAAGAATATTCTCTAAATCGTTAAATCAAACAGAAATATCTGCTCTTTACGCAGAAGAGGCTTGTGTATATGATTGTACTACTGATGATGTAAACTATCCTTTTTCTGATGGAACAAATGTAGAGGCTTATTACAAATTGGATAACGATGCTACTGATGAAACAGGAAGCTATGATGGTACTGAATCAAACATTGAGTACAGGTTTGGGCGGTATGGTCAAGCGGCGGTGTTTAGTGCAAATGGTTACATTTCAGGACTGCCTACCGTACAGAATACGTCAGGAGGGTTTAGCGTTTCTATGTGGT